GGTGGCTGATCTGTTGGTGGTGGGTCTTGTGGATTATCATCAAAATTTAAAGTTGGATCAATTTCTCTAAGTGATACATTTTTAAAATGTGCTTTACCTCTACCACCAGCATCCCATTTAACTAAACATTTCATTTCTATATCTCTTGGCATGTTGGCTTGTTTACCATATCCTCTTGATGCTGAATCAGAAAACGACATATCAGCATCACCAATAGAATGTATATTATCACCATCTTCAAACTCTGGAATTATTGGATGTAATGACCAATCACTTGAACTTGATTTAAATCTAAATTGAATATTGCTCCATGTACCCACTTGATATGCATCACCATCACAAGTAGCAGGAACTCCCCAATTAGTGATACCTGCACCTTTATCTTCTACCCGTTTTAACATCTTCCAGTTTGTTATATCTGCTACTGGATCATCATTCCACCAGCATTCACAAATTACTGAGTCCTTACCTACCGAAATACCGTCTTTTTTGTTGTAGCGAACCCAACCATAACCCACCCATTTAGTGGTTACGTCGCCGGTTGCAAATGGACTTGTATATTTTCCATCAGGATGGTCATTATATTGAACGTGATAAGTTTCTTTTCTAAATCTAAAATTTGGTGGACTTACAGAAAAATCGCTATCAGTCATATAAGCAAATCCTTCACAGCCATGCGTTTCTCCTCCGCTGTGATGTCCAGTGGGTCCTGACAGATCCAACCCATCCCCGTCCGTCAAATATGGAAATTCCCATTCTCCAGTGCTTGAATTTATAACACTAACATCATCAAATTCTTTTCCTAAACGTACCATTCCATTAGCACTATCAGTTTTTATATTATTGTTTTGTTGCCAAAAGAAACCATTACCTGAAGTTGTTAAACCTGCTTTTAACTTCGTAGGATAAAAGAAAGGTATTCCCCATTTATCGACAGGCATTTAAGTTACATTATTAATATTAAAACTTAGGAAGTAAATTATGGAATTCACAATAGGTGATGTAGTAAAAAACCCAGAAAATGGTGAGAGATTTGTGACAATAACAATATCAAATGGTGATATTAAAAGGATAAAATCTGCGATTGAATGGTATAAAGGCGATGCAGATGATGTTAAGAATGAGGCAAAAATGGAACTATTAAGGGATAATATACATCAAACTTTTAGAGTTTTAAACCCTAGTTAGTTAAGCAATAACAAAAGTATCAAACACATCTCCACCAATTTCTCTAAACTGACAGGTTAAAGTTTGAGCATTATTAGATGCCACTATTTCCCATACACCATTATGTGTTCTATTTTGATATGCTTGGAATCCTGGCTGACTTCCTAGAGCATATAAACTACTGCCTGTATCATGTCCACCAGTTCCAGTAACTACATGAATGACACCTATTGCCGTTCTAGAATATGGACTTGTTGAATCTACTATTGTTGGATTTGTTGGACTACCAGCATTATATGATACTTGGAAGGTCCTTTGCCAGTTGTGGTTGTGACCAGTACAAACAAAATTAAATTTATTATTTTGAAGTAATGCGTGTAGTGATTCTACCTGATTAAATTCATTTGATGGATGGTCGGATGATGCTGTCCACCAAGGGTGATGATCTATGAAAACTCGCCATGTTACAGTGGAATCATTTAATACTCGAGCGCACTCTGAAGTTATAAAGTTGTGTTGATTGCTACCAGGATCTATATCTATATTGGTATCTCCTACTATGAAAAATATGTTTTCAAATTGAAATGAAAAGTATGTTAATGAATGTCCAAAGAATGTTTTATAAGGTGTTACTCCACCAGTTTCCGAATACTCATGGTTTCCATAGCCTGAATTGAAATTTGGTTTTAATGGTGCAAATCTAGTTGTCCAGCATCCCGCTGCTTCATAAGCATTATCTCCAACACCAACAACAAAATCATAGCCCTGTGTTTGAATTAAGTCTATAACATCATCTGTTTCTGGTTCACATCCCCAATCTCCAGCAATAGCGACTTTATAATCTGTATTAACTGGTGGTGGATTTCCTCCTGTGCCGCCTGAACCGCCACCACTACCAGAACCTGAACCACCAAATAGATTTTCATACACAATAGCGCCTGTTTGTGGAACAGTTCCACTTTGATGTAATTCTTCAACTTCTGTTTGAGTTAAACCTACATTCCAAACTCTAATCTCATCTAATTCACCAAACCAATACTTAGGATTATCACCACCAGGATCTTCTGCTCCAATACATAAATCATTGTTACCGGTATCCGGAGTGAATACTGTACCTAATGTCATTTTTAATTCGCCATCACAATATAGTTTCTCGTTTACATGGTCATATGTTACAACTGCATGATGCCATTGTCCATCATTCCATGTTTCACCTTCTGTAAATACTGCGTGATATGTTCCATCATTACTTAATGAATTGCATTCTAATTCATTGTTATATGGATCATTATTCAGTTTAAGATTATAATTAATGAAATGTCCTGGTGTTGCTGGGTCACTACCAATACCTTTAATTAACATCATGCCTTCCTGTGATGTATAATTATGACTTGTTCTGAACCAAACTGAACAACTGAATGTTAGTAGCCTTAATGCTGGTGCATCTGGTACTGTAATTCTTTCACTACTAAAAGTATGATAAGGATCATAATGATAGGTTCCTGGTACACCACCACCTCCACCACCTGTTCCACCACCTGAACCGGTGCCACCTTGTGGTATATTCAAATTACTTGTAAAAATTGCATTATCATCTAATCTTGCAATAGCATTAGCACTAACATGCAACCATAGCCAAATAGGTATTGATTCACCAGGATCCAAATCTCCGTTATTAAATGATGTTGATACTGTCTCCACTGAACGCCATGTGACACCAGTTGGAGCAGTGTATTTATCTGCTATTGTCTGAGGTGTTGTTAGGTTGGGATCAAATCCCCATTTTATTTCAGTATCATGTGGAAAACTTTTAGAAGATAGCCACCATTTAAAAGATGCCATCTTTTCACTACCATGAGTATTTTTTAACCATACGCAGGCATAGTAATCTTCACCAATAACTTGTTCATTTCTGGGAACATTTGTGAATAAATTGAGTGGGGTGCTTGATATAACTTCTGTTGCAGTTATTGCACCACCTAAATTATTAGTGGTTTTATAAATTTTTAAATTAGTAGAATCTACCATTAATAGATCTCACTTTTAATTGTGTTTATAATCCTGTATTTTGGTATATTATTTAGTGTTCGTAATCTATCGGATAAGACAGGTTTATCTTGTAAGTAAGTGTTTATTTGTGCCTTTGTGCCAGTTAAAGTCATATAATTTTCCCCATTATTACTTTGTCTATTTATTATGTCTAATCCTTCGATTCCCACGGGTCTTATTACGGAATCCCTTAAGACAACATTTTTAATTCTTAAGCCCATAGGTCCGTCATGTAATACCTTAATCTTGTTGGATAACAGAACATTGTCCTACTTGCTGCTGTGCTATTCTTCATTGAATGTTTAAGTAAATTGATAGGTGCTGTTGAACTGCTTACTGGTATGTTTGTTGTTTTTTGTAATACAGTACCATTATCTACAAGTAGATCAGTTTCAGGTGTACCAAGAGTAGGATAATGATTTATTCTCAAATAAACTCTACTTGTTGAAAATGCTATACCTGTGTCACTTGCACTATTAGCAGAACCGTTAGCAGTTCTTAGAAAGAAATTATTATTGGTTACTGTACATAATTCTATTTGGACTTTTCTTGTATTAGAATCAGCCGCTGTAATATCATCAGCACCAACACCACTATGAAATGCTAAACTGGTTGCAGTTCCAAATCTGAGTTTGCATTCAAATATCATATTCCTCGCAAAATCTGCTGATATATGAGGATAACTAATCTGTGCACTTGCTCCTGATGTTGCACCACTATCTAGTTTAATTGAACGTTCGCCAGTAGTTACATCTGTATCATCAGTTATTACACCTGTTGATGTTATTGTTTCAATCCATTGTGCTCTCTTTAAATCATCCGTTTTACTCATCAATAAATCTGTATAATATACATTAGGTTCCGCTGAAAATATACTACCAAAATCACCACCATCCGTACTACCTGTATGCGTATGCACTGCTGCACCAGATAAGTCAATCCATGTTGTTCCATCAGTAGAAGCAAGATAAATATGATCTAAAGTAAAACCTGAACCTGTTGAACTACATGACACAAGTCTAAACTTTGTTTTATCTAATACTGATAATTCTGCGCCTGTGCCTGTTATTACTGTAACTCGATTAACTCTACTTGTTGAGCCTGGTGTTCCTGTAGCCCACGGATCGTTGACACTCATTAAGTAAAGTTATTAAAATACAAAAAAGGGAAGTAAATTATTCAGTGAATGATGTACTTGTGAAACTAGTTGATGTGAATGCTGGAATGTCTGGTTCTGCATAAGTTGCCCAATAGTTTGTAACCATTACTGCACCAAAAGGAATGTTTGCTATTGTCCACTTGTTTGCAAAATGTTGTCCAACTTCTGTACTGGAGACAACCTTCTCTCTATAAATTAAAAAATCATACAAATCGCCATAAGTATAACCACCTGTTGAACCTGCACCTAATCTGAATAATGACAAATCATGATTTGATAAAGTTGCATGTAGTGTTGGATCACTACCAGGATCTGTTAAAGTCTTATCTACATTATTAACCCAAATATGTACTACATTGCCTGAGTTTGCATAAGTGATAAACACTTCATAAACTGTACCTGCTACTATTGTTGAAGTTGCTGTTTGATTTCTATACCATGTGCCACCTCTTTTCAAATAGAATTTTATTCTACCATCTGATGAAACTGTTGCTATTGCTGCATTGGTTGGAGTGGAATCATCTATCTTTTCAAATATAGTACGCTCTCTAGAACCTTGATTGGCTAAACTATGAATCTTAAATCTAATAAAATAACTTATACCTGTTGCAATACCTGATACCTGAATATCTGTATCATCTGGAACGTTTATGTATTCTCCATTTTCTAGAAATGACGTGGTTCTATTCATTCTTAAAGCAATGGATTTAGTTCCACCAGTATGAATACCATAATCAAATGGTGTGCCATCCACCAATAAAGGATCACCAAATAAAGTTCCATGGTTAGCAAATCCTGATATATCGTTTATAGAATTGCCTAAATTATCTCCCTTAATCCATATTCTAACCTTGTCTAAATCTGGTTCAGTTGGTGGAAAATATTGAGTTAAAAAACCAAAATACTTTGTACTATTAAGATTATGATATCTTACTACTACATCAACATCTTGTCCATCTGAATAAATATCTTCTTTGCCTTCTAGTTTTTCTGTCTCTTCTTTGTTTAGAAATACAGATAATTTTTTGGCTAATTGGTTGGTGAATTTAGTTAATGGATCGTTGGATATTTCTCGAATGTTTCGTATATTAAATGACATCTATCAAGCACTACACATGTATATTACTGTGGTAGAGCCTGGAGCATCAGCATTCTGAACATGAGGCACAGGGTCCTCAAAAATAGAATGATCTAACATTTTATCTGTATTAGCATCATCAGTATTATGCATGCCACATTCAGTAAATTCTCCATTGGCTGGTGTTGGTACTGTCTTGGAATGGTTTCCTATTGAGTAAATAGTTGAACCATCTCTAGATAAAGAGCCACCTTCTGGTGTTGCATTCACATCTATCCTATCCACTTCATTACCTAGAATTTTATCACTTGGACTGGCTTCACCAACTATACTATCCCCTATTGTTCTAAATTCAAATAGTCCACTTTCGCCACCAGTGATACATCCTGCAATCATTTCCATTCCTTCATTAACTACCCTATCAAATGTCCTACTGATTTTAATCGGTTTAATGATATTCATATTGCCATACATTCTAACTGTCTGGTCATTATACCATCTTTCAAGTAGTCTATGCCATTCCTTTACATGTAATATGTTTGTCCTGTTTAACAAACAAAGTTTTCTAATATAACCAAAGTCTGATAAGTCGAATGTATAAAGATATGATGCATCAAGATAAATGATTCTAGTTTTTGATTCTTTAAAATTCCTTAGTGTTCTCTCAAAAATAGATTGTATGTCATCCCTTGTGATACCTAATATTCTAGGTTCCATCAATTCCAATATACATGAAATATTGAATTAATAAAAAAGGGAAGTAAATTATATGCAGGAGCAACCTTGCAGCAATGTATTATATAATCCTGACAATGTTAAATCACAATGTAGGGTACCTATTTGTGGGTCTCCTTGAGTTGAACTTATAACATATCTGGCTCTTTGAACCTGTAAAGTGTCTGCTATATCACTTAATCCATCAGAGAAACCAATCCATTGATATGGCCTGAATATAAAATTATTAGGAACTGTCACTCTAAATTCACCTATCCCACGCCTACCTTTAGATGACTGACTTAAGTTTAATGATAAATATCTTATAACATCCTGTGGGTCTTCTAAGAAATCAGTTGGTAGGAATTGCTCTCTCAATCTTAATCTATGTACTGCACCTTTATTGGTTCTTGCAAATAATCGCCTAATGTTTGAATTAATTCTAAGTGCATACAATGGCCCCATATTAGTAGTGCTCCAGGTAAATGTGTCTTTTAAATCTGTATCACCGCCACCAGTTGTAGATGTTCCTGAATACAAAGTTTGATTTGTGTTTAAAACGTTATTATGTCTCCATTGAATACAATTAGCATTATCGTCTATTGGGTTGCCTGTTATACCACTTCTTTGAAATATTCTAATCCATATTTTAGATTGTGCCACATCTAGTTTTTTGGCAGATACATCAACGTCTGTTTTGATAAATTTAGCATTACTTTCTATCTGTCCTAAATCAATATGAAATTCATCTAATACATCATTACTGGGTTTGTTTGAACCATTATCCAAAACAATATCACCATTTAATCTACCCTTTGGAGATTGAGGATCTCCATTTTTAGACAGTAATAATTCAACTGATTCAATTCTTCTGGAATCATTATCAATTACAACTTGCTGTCCTATTGCTCTCATGTTTGTGTTTGTTGCACCATTATTATCATCCTGTTCAAATATCTGGACTTCATCTTGAATTGTTGTTGTTATTAATCTGGTTGCAACACCACCTTCTGTGGTGCTATTATCTTCAACACCAAAGGCAGTTTTAATATATGATGTTGTGTCTGCAGGATCATTGATTCTATCTGCTAAATCACCTGACTTTATAACAACAGGTGTATGTAATGCTGTATTATATGAAAGTGTAAATATTTCAGTTCCTGTTGAACAATCTATAAACCAGACTGCACCAGTGACAGAACATAATTCATCACATAAATCGCCAAAATAAGTAAACGCTTTATTGATTACTGTGAAAGGTGTATTCACTTCTGTACTAATTCCATCTGGTGACCATCCTGTTATATCCTCAATAGACTCATCGGCTTCTTTTAATGGTCTCCATAATCTTTTGGTTAATGCATTATCTATTATATTGTAAACTTTAGCATCTGATTCTGTCTTCTTATATGTTTCACGTCTATGAATCATTAATTGATATGCTTGTAATGCTGTACCAAATCCAGTGATATTATAAACCTGTGAGTTTGTTACCTGTCTATCTGTTTTGAATATATCAGCATATCCAATAAGGAAGTGTTCTAATGATGCCTGAGTTTTACCAAGTTCTAAAAAGACTTTAACATTGTGAATGTTGTCTTTTGGTATCTGATTATTATTATCTGTTATTTGTAGGTTAAAAGTTCCTGATTCACTTACTGCGCCCTCCATATCACAATAAGTTAAGTTTATTGGATTACTTGCTTCAAAAGCATCATAAACATAGAGTGGGTCCCCGTCTATTGTTTTAATTGTAACTCTAGGCCTAATACTTGCAGTATATGATGGATCACCAGTGCTTACCATTAAGATCCAAACTTATCCCGATTTTCGCCAACAGTGAATTTAATTCTACGTGATAGGTTTCTTTCGTTTATTATATCACTGCCTGAAATCTTCAAGTTAATAACTTGGTTTACTGTTGAACCGTCACCATTTCCACCTCTACCAAATTGTTTTTCTAATAATCCCATTGTAGGCCATGGATCATTATGTGGAACTACTGCAACCGTTTCACGTCCACTAGGATTATCACCAACCATTAATAATTGTGGTCCATGCGTTATAAATCCTTGTGCTGCTGAAACTATACCACCTTCTGCAAGACTTGTTATTGTTCCACCGCCTCCAAGTAAAGTTAAGCCACTACCTGTTTTATTGACTGTAATTGTTATGGTTTTACTCTTTAAATTATCTATAGCGGTTTGTAATGCATTAACTGCCTTTGTTGCACCACTTGCATAATTAGCAACGGTATTAAAATTAGTCTTTGAGGCTTTAGCAAGTGCTGCAATATTTTTAATTCCAAGTTTAACCATACTATCAATTGCTTTTTGTAATGTTTGAATGTTAGTAGTTGCACCATTCGCATAATTGGCAACTGAATTAAAGTTAGTCTTTGAGGCTTTTCCTAGTGCTACTAAGTTCTTAACTCCTAACTTAACCATACTGTTTATTGCTATTTGTAAAACTTGAATGAAAGTAGTTGCACCACTTGCATAGTTAGCCACTGAATTAAAATTAGTTTTCGCTGCCTTGCCGAGTGCTGTTAAGTTTTTTGTGCTAAATGATGCTATACTCTGTATGGCTTTTTGGAATGTTTGAAGGAAAACAATTGCACCTTTTGCATAGTTAGCCACTGAATTAAATGCTGTGGCTGCCGCTTTCCCTAATGCTGCCAAGTTCTTTATACCATAAGTAGTTAAACTTTGTATGGCTTTTTGTGCGGTTTGTGCTGCCGTTGTAATTGCAGTAGTATCAAGATTTCCACCTGTTGCTGTTGTTGGTGGAGTTTTGCTAGGAAGTTTTCCAGTTGTTATATATGTATTAGCCTGTGATGCTGTTAGCCCTGGTGGTATGCTTTTAATTGTCTTTTCTTCTCCTATCCCTCCTAGAATGCCAGCACCTAATGGACCAAATGCTTTATTTAATGACGCATTCAATAATTGAACTCCAGGTTTAAGTGCTGCAGGAGTAATAGTTGGAACTAACTGTGATAATTTTGAGACAAGTCCTTTGCCAAATGCATCCATATATTTATTGGCAAAATCAGTTAACGAATCATTCACTCCTGTTTGGAATGCCACTAATCCATACCCTTGTCTTTTTTCCATAAGTCTATCTCCTTGAAATGTGAATGGATTATTCATTTCTCCCAAATTCTTACGTAATGCCGCAAGTTGATTCTTAATATCTTCTGGGAGTAATCTCATTATTACATCTGCTGCAAATCCTTCAATCTGACCTGCAACTCCAGGACCACCGCCTAATTTAGATGATATAAATTGGAGATTTCCATTTCCATCTACTCCTGAAGATGGAGTCGTATTATCTGCTTTAGGTCCTTTATCTGGAATTTTAGGTGGAATAAGATTTCCAGTTACTGGATCTTTGAGCCAAGTGGGCGGATTCAATCCAAATAATGCCTTAAGATTATTAGCCAGACCAGAAATAGCACTTGCAAAACTATTCCATGTATTTACGATTGTATCACTAACAGTATTTACAAATGTAGTCCATCCTTCAGGAGCAATAAGTTCAGTAAGCCAGTCAGCAATGATGGATATAGTGCTACTGAATGCATTCCAAGTAGATGCTATTGCTTCACTAACGCTTTTTAAAAATACATCCCAACCATCAGGAGCAATAAGTTCAGTTAACCAATCTGCTATAACTGTTATAGTGCTACTAAATGCATTCCAAGTTGATACTACAGCATCATTTACTTGGTTTAGAAATACACCCCAGCCTTTAGGTGCTATTAATTCAGTCATCCAATCTGCTATTATACTCACAGCACTACTAAATGAATTCCAAACATCAACAACTGTTTGATTAACACTTTTCCAGAATGTATCCCAGCCCTTCGGAGCAATGAGTTCCGTCATCCAATCGGCTACTGTCGTTATGGCAGTACTAAATGCGTTCCAAGTTGCTACAATAGCATCATCAACACCTGCTATAAAGACAGCCCATCCTTGCGGTGCTATTAACTCAGTAAGCCAATCTGCAATAATACTTATGCTACTACTAAATGCGTTCCAAGTTGCTACTATAGCGTCGTCTATTCCTTGTACGAATATTGCCCATCCTTGAGGCGCTATTAACTCAGTTAACCAATCTGCTATCGTGCTTACAGCACTACTAAAATTATTCCATGTTTGTACTACTGCGGCTGATATTTTACTAACAAGATCACCAATTAATTTAGTTGTGTTTGGAAGTGCATCTGTAAGCGGTTTTAATGCTGCAATTGCATCATCCGCAAATTTTTGGAAAGGACTCTTAGTTACATCCACTCCATTCAAAAAGTCACGATGTACTGCTGGTGCTGCAAATGCTGCATCCCATGCATCATCTCTTGCCTTTTCTAATCCGGCTGGATCAATAGTTATACCATTAGTACCAATTACAAGATTTGGATCTAATTTCCATTGTTCTATTAATTTTTTAAGTTGGCTTTCGGTGTCGGGTCCACTAATAGTTGCTGCAAGCGCTGCTTGCATTTCCTTAGATCCTGGTGCATTAGGAAATTTCTCCTTAAGAAACTTCATATAACCTGAAGCCAATTTATTAGCATCCTTATCTGCAAACTTTGGATCTTTTGTTGCCTTATTAAATATCTCAGCAAAACTATCTTTAATAGCGGCTATACTTTGTTCTCCTTTAATTTGTACTTTAATATCCTTTGATAAACTATCAGGAAGATAATCAAGAATTTTCTTTGTTATTTTATCTTTGTCAACTTTTATATTAAGCGCTGATGTGAGATTTGGTGCTTTACTTACTTCGTCCCACATATCAATAATTTCCTGATCCGCTTTTGCTATTGCCTTTCCACTTTCATTTATTGAATCAGTAAAACCATCAACTCCTGTTATTGCTTTTGGTGCTGTTTGTGCTGATTGTGAAAACATCTTAGTTAATGCATCAATATCACCTGTAAATAATGCAGTTAAGGCTTGCCCAATTGTCCATATAGCATCTATAACTGGTTGAAATACTGGTGCTAGTTTTACCAACCAATTATAAAACTCATTTAATTTTTGTTGAATTCCACCAAAATTATTTGCAACTGCTTGTGCCGCTACTTCAATAGCAACCAATATTGCACCTATCACAGTTGCAATCTTTAATTTAGTCATTGAATTTGATAATCCTATTGTTGCAACTTTAGCGGTCACTGCTGCTCCTTCATATGTTTTTAATTGTGACGCCATTTGAACAACACTGGCACCAGTTTGAACTACACTGAGACCAAATGCAATCTGTTGTTGAGTTTGTTGTTCCTGTCTTATGTTTATTTGATCTAAAGTGTTGATATGTCTTTCTTGTAATACGTTTATTTTTGCTTCTATATCAAGGGCTTCTTGTGAACTAGCGCCATATTTTGCAACTGCTTCAGCATGTTTTCTTGTTAATACATCAAGCATTCTTCTTTGATTTGCTTCTGTGACTTCTAATTTATTTATCTGTAATTGTGTTCTTTGTAAACTTGTATAACTTGAAACTAAACCTAGTATACCTGATGCCATACTTACAATAGTACCAAGGTTTTGTTTTACAACCGAGCCAAAACTTTGCTGTGATGTGCTTGATTGTTTTGCTGCAATATCAGTGGCTTGTAATTCTGCTGCCATATCTGCATTGGCTTGAGAAAACTTTCCAGCACTAGTAGTTGTTTGATCTAATGCTTGAGGTAATTGCTGTACTCCTTGTGCTGCTTGTTGTGCACCTTGTTGTAATTGCTGGAAATTTTGGCTTACTCCTTGCAGTTTCTGAATGGCTTGGGAATCATCTACAGATATAACATAACGAATTTCTCCGCTATTACTGCCACCGCCACTACCAAAAGACAATAATTAAAAGTGTGTTTTAATAATATTAGGAACTAAAATAGTCTACTAAGTTCTTGTAGTATTATCTGTGGGAGCATTTGGATTGTTGCTTGCTCTGCTCTATCTGCAAAATCATGAGGTCCTTGTGTTCCTCCAACTCTTTTATTCTCGAATATTGCATAAGGTGCTAACACTTCAACGGTTCCTGAATCTCTTGTCGCTGTAGTAGTAATGGATGCCTTCAGTTGTCCAGTTATTACATGAACATTGGCCCTCATCTGATTAGCCATAAAATCTGTTGCTTGTTGATGTATCTGTTGTTTTGCATTTTCTAATTCATATACTGTTGCATTTATTCCATTTATCACTTGATCAAGTCCTTCAATTGTTATTGATATGAATGGCATTACTTACTATTTGCCCTCCTTGCTTCTCCTGCATTTTTTAATTCGTCTATCTGTATAACAGCGTTATAATCTTCTGGATAAAATAATCCAATCATATCCGAGTTGTCACCAGTGTAATTGAAATAGTCCCACATCCAAGGCATAATATTCTTATCGAGTAAATGGTATAATGTAACTATTCGGGCTTCCATTGGATTAAGAACTGCTTTATATCCTGCTTCAAACAAGTCATATAAAGCGCCGTTTTTCCACTCTAAATTATTTGGTCCTCTAAACTTTACGAAAGCCTTTACTAATTAGTAAGCAGGCTCCAACCACTATTTCCATCAAACCAGCATCCGTGTTTTCCCATTTCTGATCAGTTAAACCTTCAAGGCATATCTGTGCCTGTTGTTTAATTAAATCCATTCTTTTCTCTGGATCATCTACACCATCTAATTTATTTTGTAATTTATTTAATGCCACTAAATCTTTTGGTTTTAGTATTTTTCTTTTATAGGTTTCTCCCCCAACTGTATATTCTGATTGATTACACAGTGCTGTCATGTTGTCAAAAGTTTGTTGACTACTTGCTATATTCAAAAGTTCTGCTAATGATTTACCACTAGGTTGTGGAATTTGGTTATCACTCATAAAAGAATGTCAATTAAATAAAATAAAGGGAAGTAATTTTGAGTTTACTTGTTTTCCTTTTCTAGTTTTTCCAGTCTTGATTCTAGTCTTCTTATGTGTTCGTCTTTGTCTTGCTCGTCTGTAGTCAATACTTTAACTTTTGGTTGATATTCTACTGGTGGCAATAGTTTAGGTTTCCATCTTAAGGCCATTATTGCTGGTATTAGATACAGCAAATTGAATAGTATTCCTACTACTACATATACCCCTCCTATTGTATGACAGTGTTTTGTGTCTGCAAAGCATGTGAACATAAATAGGAATGCTATGAATGCTGGAATCAGGAATATATGACCGAAGGCGGCTGCTACAAATACCCATAGTATTGTGCTTATTATTCCTACTACTACTGTCGCTGTTTGATAATTTTCCATTCTATTCACCTCCTATTTAGGCTCCCTGTAATGGAATAAAGTCTAGTTTTGGAATGATGTTTTTTAAGAAATCATCCAGTTCCTTTTTTCCATCAATGCTTGAGTTCGTCCTTATTACCAAGTTTGGACTACAACCTATGAAGGTTCCGTTTAGGTCAATGTCGCAAGTATATTGTGTTCCATTTGGTGCTATCCATAAGTATTTTTGCGTAAGTTCTGGAAGTGCACCAAATGTTTTGACTGCTGTTAATGCTAACAATATTACAGTGATTAAACCAATTGTTAAAAATATTGTTGGCTTATTCATTACCTTCCAATCACCTGGAATAATGTCCAAATTGCCATTCCTGTTATTACATAGAACGACAATGATGTCGATAGTTTTTCTTTCATTTGTTTCATTACTTAATTCACCTAACTATAGTATACACTGGCGAGTATATAGGGTGTAGAGCACTAAAGTGGCTCTATTATTAAGAAGTTGCTAATGCGCCTGTCTTTGCTACAAAGTTGAAGTGATGCTTATCTGTGTCTGATGGACCTGATATGTGTGGGTTGTCATCTGCCACTACTTTGAATTCTGTAAAGTTTGCTACCATTACACCTGACTTAAATACATAAGAGGCGTTAACTCCTGCCTGTGGGAAGTCATGCATAAATGCTTCAAGTAACAAGTTCTTACCTACTGGTGTGACAAAACTGCCAGTAATTTGAATTCCTCCAGTAGTCATCTGGTCAACCAAACCACTACCATTGAAATCATCATCAATGATGTTGTTGTTCCATTGGCATCTGAATTCCTTAATTGGATAAGTTACACCGTTCATGGTGAATGGTGTATTGCCTCCATCTATGTTTGATATAGGTGGTGTTACAGTTGCTGATAATGCGGGAATGGTGGGTGAAGTGAGGCCTCCATTAGCCGTGGATACTGGGACTGTAATTTCGCCAACCATCCATTCACTTGTGGCTTCTACTAATCCCTGACTTGATACTGATAATTCTAATGTGTTCATTTTGCATCCTAAGAAGAATACATAATGAGACAATGTTCCTGCTGTTCCTGTTGCCTGTTGATATTTATATAAGAATTGAAGTGATTCTGCTTGCGTGCCTGCTGGAGTTGTATAGTTAGGCGGTTCTGAACCATATTTCAAAAACGGTAAGTCGAATGGATAACATTGTATAGTCATACCATAACTATGAAATGCTGTCTGTCTTGCATAAATTAAATGAGATCCTAAGTTTCTGGTGTCTATTTCTACATCGTTAATCTTTGGACGTAATTCCCCAACAATTCCAACTGCTGTATAAGTTGGTGATGCTGTCTTTAATGTTCTAAAAGTTACTTCGGGTGTATAAGCGAATGCTTCGGCTCTGGCACTATGTGCTAATGGCCATGTGATACTTGACATATATGCATAGAAAACCCCTACTAAAGAAAAAGGGAAGTAATTGAGTTTAGATTAATTTAATTTAATCTCTATACAAATCCAACACATTCCCCATCCATTATCTGCAAACTTATGAGGAAACCATTTCATTGTATTTCTATGATGTTTAATTTGGGGTAGTTTCTATCTTCCATTATAACGTCGTTTATTTCAAACTCTCCATTAGGTTCAACTACAACCTCAACGATTCCAATACTACCTGCATCCTGTCCTGACTTTAAAAGGAACCTATCAAATATCTTCCAACTAGGACAAACAAAACCAGCACTATGTCCATATTTAACTTGAACATATCTATGAGTATGATTCCTCACAATGATGTCTGGTTTGTCTGCTGTCAACCATAACTTTTCATTATAAAATACCATCTGTGCCATCTCTCTACCCAATGCAGTAGGCAAATAACTAAACCATTTAGAACCACCTATATGATGCATGATATGGAATACCTTGCCATTAATTCGACATAGGAATAAATCATCAACTCTTATGTGTGAGTTTCTATCACTAAAATCTGCGGTGCCATATTCTACAGTTTGAAGAGTATCAAAAGGTGAATATTCATAAACCTTAACTCCAGGCATTTCTAAAGAGTTTAGAAACATTTCTTCAAAACCTGTGTTGCCTTTTGTTGTATGATAATTGCTGCCACGATTCATTCCTATAGCATCAAACTTGTATCCTTTCAAAAGAGTTTTAGCATCTGCAAATTGGTCATTTAAATCAGTAGACCATACATCATGACCTCCACCTTTTACATCATCACCTTCAATATGTTCACCATTTATGAAAAATATATTTGCTCTTGGTTTGCTGAATTTATCCCTTGCACTATACCATAATTCTCTGATTGATTTTAGTTTCTCTGGTATCCTTTCAAACTCACCAGTGTGTAATGCAAACTTTGAACCAACATGCATATCACCAGTTATAATGATACTTTTAGAACTTGTCGACCTTCCTTGAATTTTCTTTACTTTATTAGGCAACATTAAGAATATCTCTGACTGTGTAATAAAAAGTTATTTAAATATCACGACGTGGACGGTTGGGACTACGGCCAGCCGATCTCTAACTATTCCTAGTTAACTTTTAATCCACTCTCGCACGCCGATAAAATTGTTTTAGAAAAAAATAAACTTAAGGAATTAATAAAAAATTGGGTTAGTTATGCTGCTTGGATTGCTCTTACTACTAGTAGTATTAGCCACACTGCTACGCATATTATACCAAGTACAAATAGAATTGTTCCTATTACGCTTGGAAAATATGGCAACATTGGTAATACATATCCTAATACTATTAAGATTATACCAAGAATAAGTAATCCCGTATTGCCTATGTTCATTCTACTTTGCCTCTTTTGCTTTTGCTCTATTGGCTATTGCACCAGAAACAGACACACGTATTTGGTCTACTCCTATGACTGCCAATACTAGAGATCCTATTAAGATAAATGCTTGTGTTTGATCTACTGCTTCTGTAATGCCTACTGCATTGGCTATTGCTAATGATATTCCTGCTATAACACCAGTAACCACACCGTTGGCAAATTTTCTTGCATCGAATGGGTCTCCACTTTTATTCCAACCAAGCCATGCACTGAACGCGCCTGCTCCTGCTAAAATAAAGGATGCTACAATTAAAATTGGTTCCATTGTTAATATATACCTCTTGATTATTGAAATAAGGAACTATTAAAATTTATGCCTTTGCTACCTTATCCCTGAATTCTTCTGTATCTTCTTTAAGAGTTTCTAATTTAATTGATGGTGCATCTGTTATTTGGTTGGCTTTATCTGGATTCATTTGGTACATTACTCGTGCAACTTCTCTAATGAGTTCTTTGTTGTCTAGTGTTGCGCCCATTGTTTCCTTTGATACTGCTTCTGTTTTCTTGGCCTTATCTCCTGCCATCTTTGCGAATAGTCCTGAACCTGCTGCAACTACCATTGCCATTATAGAACCTATATCAAAACCATTGTTTGCTGCTGGTGCTTGTTGTTGTACTACTGGTGCTGGTTGAATTACTGGAACACCTTGTAATTGTCCGCCACTAGTAGGAATGCCTATCTCTGGACCATATGCTTGAACATATGCTTTTTGTGGTAAGTATTGAAAGTTTGGATTGGGTGCTGTTGGTGTTGGAGTATTAACTATTGTTGGTGACACTGGTGGCGGAACTACTGTTTTTGGTACACTAACATTCTGCCCTTTTGCAAATTGAATATTAAAACCAAGTGATAGCCATCCAATTGCAACTAAAACTATTATTATTATTAAAATTACTAATATTATTGCTGCAGCGCCCATAATAAATCTCCTATAGTCTTAACCCCTATCATCAATATAATGACAAGTAATGAAACTAATATAGGATAAATCATCCTTATTCTTTTTTCTTTTCTCTAGTTGCTGCGGTTGCTTCTGAATCAGTTGGGTCTTTTGTTTCTGAATCTGTTGTATCTTCTCTAGATGCAAACACTCCTTTTTCAGGATCGTCTTTATGTTCTTCTGTTTCTTCCTCACCTATTATATAAGCAGGTATTGATTTTGCATCTGGGCCATACTGCATTGTTTGAAAGAAATCAATACTTTTTTGCATTCTAAGCCTCTCATCTTTTTCATTTAATATGTGTTCCATTAAGTCAATTTTTATTTGTGCGATTCTTGTTTCTAGTCCATCCATTCTGCCATAAGTTTGAATCTTCTGCATTTCTAAATCTTGTTTTAGAACTACGATAAGTCTATCAATATGTTCTTTCATATCCTGTTTTACGTTCAATGCCAGTGATGCTGCGTTTGAGGCTAATGCTCCCGCTGTTACTTGCTCTTCTTTGAATTTCGCTCTCGCAACTGATTCCACGTCTGCCTGTAATGATTGCCTTGTTTCCACTGTCTTATCTTTTCTCTGTGATCTATTATATAGTTGAGTTCCTATTACTCCTATGGCTGCTACTGCTGCACCAACAATTAAGAATATAATGTTATAATCCATGTATTTATCAATCGTGAAGGTATTTATTTAAAACTAAATGGGTCTTAGGCCTATTGCTGGATATGGTACAGTTACGCTTCCTGGTGCAGTTAATAGAGTTGCAGCAGCAGTATATGGGTCTGGTAACGCACCATAAGTATGTGCTATTTTATAACCTAATCCTTGATTAGTACTATATGTTGAATCCAATCCAAATGGACCTAGAGTTTGTGAGGCGCCAGTTATAATATCCATTTGAAGTGCTGTTGCTGAGGTTTCAAATGCTAACCAATAAAGTCCTGGTTGAAAGAATTGAAGTCCTGCTGTTATAGTTGTATTTTTTGTACCTGTTGTACCTGTTGAAATAGAACCAGTATCAAATATTAAAGCACCTGGATACATATTTCCATTATCATAATATATACCACATCTTGCATTGTCACCTGCATCTGCTGTTGCTACTTGGAATGTAATAGTATCGAATTTTGTAGGTTTGCCTATAAATAATGGAAATGCATATAACATATTTGCGGTTGGACTTGTACTAGATGTGTCAGCAAATATATTTTGATTCGTCATTCCTGCTACATATCTTCTATCGTTAGTGGAATTTTTCTTAAAATAGAATCCCTGAGTGGTTGGAGTAGAATGATTTAATACAATCCAGTTAGTACCATCACTTTGTATCTGAACAAATTCTTCTGGCAATAATTTCCATGTTGTTGGCCCGTCTATTGTTTCAGAACCTGAACCATCTATAGTTACCATATTAGTTGATGCTATTGTATCAATACGTTTTATAGTATAAGTTGTTCCACCTATACCTACTGCAGTTGGTAGATTAAGAGTAAGGTTTCCACTGGTTGCATCTGCTCTAATAACCTTATTTGTTGCGGTTAAAGTATAAGGAGAATCACCAGTTACCTTTGTAACTACTGCTTCAATTTCTCCATTAATAGTTGGCGTTGTTAATACTGGAGTTGTTAATGTTTTGTTAGTTAAAGTCTGAATAAATGCCTCAGTTACTACAGTATCATTACCTGTTAGTAAAGGTAATGTAAGATTTCTATCGGCTGCTATTGCTGCGGCAATAAATGTATATCTGAAAGTATTTGCTGGATTCCATATCCTCACTCTATTATCTTGCCATGAGTTATCAAAATCACCGTAATTATTTACAGCACCTAGTAGAACATCACCACTACCTGCTGCTGTTGCATATTCTAAATCTGTACCTCCTGCATTAACTCTAAGAACTTGTAATGCTGTACCTTTTCCCATTCTTACGAATTTAGTACCATTGCCTTTTAGTATGTCACCGGTTGCCGTTGAGGTATCTGTTATTGTATTATTGGTTGCGTTAACTGTTTTATTGGTTAAAGTTTGAATAAAATCTGCTGTAACTACAGTATCTGTTCCAGTTAATAATGGAAAGTTTAATGTTCTATCGGCTGCTAGTGCTGCACCTGTGAATATATAAGAAAATGTATCTGCTGGATTTCTTAACTCGGCTTTACCACTTCTAAAATATAATCTGGTATTAAGTTTTACTGGACCAGTTTTATCAACATTATTTAAAAAGTCTACTAAATCATCCCAATCATTGCCACCTACATGATCCGCATCACCTGGATCTGAATTGGTGACTTTCTTCATTGGTACGTTGCCCATTTAATTATAACCTCTATTTTAAAAACTAGGGAACTATTTCCGAGTTATGATAGAATCTAATTCTTATGAAAGTCTTACTTGCCCAATTGGATTTGGCCCAGTTCTTTCTATCATAGATACGTTGATATCCTCCATACTGCATTTCTAAAATTCCAACTATGTCTTCAGGTTTATATTGACAAACTAACTTCATGACTTCCCTTTCAACATTGCCTAATTCTAAACTAATATTATCTCTCTCTAATCTTCTGGCTGAAATTATTATTTCTAAATCTGCCCATACATTCCACATACCTTTATAGGCTGTTAGTCTTGTTAGGTGTGTCTTGGTTGGAAGTACTGTTGCATCATAAGGCCTAAAGAAATTCTGTATTCCCGCCTTAATGTTTATGTAATTTGCTAATGACATTAATAGAGTCAATCTCCTACAATACTATTCCTTAGGTGGTGTACTAATAGAGTACTTTGCTTTTAACCATGCCACTATGTTTGCTAACTGCGTCTTGCCTAGAAGCAATGAAACCAGTTTTGTTAATGAATCTGTTATTGATGTGGTTTCTATTAGTGTTCGAGTTCCAATAAACTTCCTAGTAATACTTTCGCTTATTGTAGTATTTTCAGTTAATGCCCTTACTACAGTTCTAAGTTTGGTTAGTGATTCACTTATTACGGTGCTGTCTGATAATGTTCTTGTTGCTCCATATATTCTATTTATTGAATCACCTACCACAGTGGATTCAAATAGAGCCCGAGTTAACGTTTGAAGTCTTGCTAGTGAATCTCCTAGTGATATGTTTTCTGTTATTGCCCGTACTGCTCCCTTTATTCTTGATAAAGATTCTGAAACGATAACTGTTTCTGTACTTAATGCCCTTGTTGCTGCCAGTAATCTAGTTATAGATTCACCTATTGTAGTGCTTTCTGATAAGGCTCTGGTTGCTGCCAACTTCCTAGCAATTGATTCACCTATAGTTACATTCTCAGTGAGTGCTCTAATCCTACCTACTACTCTTGCAAGTGTCTCACCTATGGTAGTTGTCTCTGTTGCTAATGCTCTATTAGCGGCTAGCATTCTAGCCAGTAATTCACCGATTGAAGTGTTTTCTGTTATTGTTCTGGTATAGTTTGTTGGACCACCACCACCTAAAGTTTTAACAAAATCTAATACATCAGATATTATTGTTGTATCTGATAATGCCCTTATTGCCGCTAGCATTCTAGCAAGTGTTTCACCTATGGAAGTGTTTTCAACTAGGGCTCTAGTAGCGGCTAACATGCGAGTCAACGATTCACCTATACTTGTATTCTCTGTTAGTGCCCGAGTTGCTGCCAACATACGATTAAGTGTCTCTCCTATAGTCACCGTCTCAGTTGATAAGGCTCTCATTATTCCCCTAACTCTTGCTAATGAATCACTAATTACTGTGGTTTCAGTTGCTGGTGCCCTATTGGCTGCAAGCATTCTAGCAAGTGTTTCACCTATTGTTACTGTCTCAGTCGCTAATGCTCTTATCACTCCCCTCACTCTATTCAATGATTCGCCGATTACTGTGGTGTCAGATAATGACCGTATTGCTGCCGTCATTCTTGCCAGTGTTTCACCAATTGTAATTGTATCACCTAGTGCTCTAGTTGCTGCTAATTTTCTGGCAAGACTTTCACCTATTACAACAGTCTCTGTTGCCAGTGCTCTTACTATTGTTTTAAGTTGTGCTAAGTTTTCTGATATTATTGTGTTTTCTGTTAGTGCTCTGATTGCTGCCAGTAGTCTGGTAAGGCTTTCACCTATAGTAGTATTCTCAGTTAATGCCCTTGTTGCTGCTAACATTCTATTAAGTGACACTTCTGTTATGGTTACAGTTTCAGTTGCTAGTGCTCTAACTACTCCTTTAATTCTTGTAAGGCTTTCTCCTATTGTTGTTGTTTCGGTTGAGAGGGATCTATTTGCTGCTAGCATTCTGTTTAATGATTCCCCTATGGTTGATGTTTCAGGTAGGGACCTAGTTGCTGCTAACATACGATTTAATGATTCTCCACTAGTTACTGTTTCAGTTCCTAAGGCTCTAACTACTCCTTTAACTCTTGCTAATGTTTCTCCTATTGTTGTTGTCTCTGTAGTTAATGCCCTAATTGCTGCTAATTTTCTAGCCAAAGTTTCACCAACAGTTACAGTTTCAGTTGCTAGTGGTCTAATGGCTGCTAATTGTCTGGCTAGTGATTCTCCAACTGTTACTGTTTCAGTGGTTAAAGTTACAGTGTAATTATTGCCTGCTGCTGTGGTTACATATCCCCAAAAACTTAATGAATCTTCATATTGTATCTTTGATGGCGGCCCTGATGCTA